GAGGCTGGAGAACCTTGATGTGGACAAGAAGCTCCGCCATGTACTCGATGCCTTCTTGTTCTGCTGCTATACCGGACTGTGCTTCTCAGACTTTTGCCAGCTATCTCCGGCCAACTTTATCAAGGTAAACGGTAAGCGTTGGTTATACTTCACGTCCATTAAGACAGGAGTAGAACTTCGGCTTCCGCTACATCTTTTGTTTGAGGGTAAGGCATTGGCTGTATTGGAACGTTACGATATAGTAACTGATTTTGCTAAAATCGGACCCAATTCAGAGGCCAATAAGTATCTTGCCCAATTAGCTGCCCTTGCCAGGATAAGGAAGCACATAACCTATCACACGGCCCGTCATACTTGTGCGACCCTGCTTGTTCACCAGGGCGTTCCGATTACCACCGTCCAAAAGCTACTTGGTCATACTTCCGTCAGAACTACGGAGGTGTATTCAGAGGTTCTTTCTAATACGATTATTCGGGATTTGAAGGCTGTAAAAAGGAAGAAAAACACACCTGATTTTAGACGCCCGGTAGAATGTGGGTAGAATGTATGGAATCTACTGATATTCTACTGCCATAGTTTGGCAGCCCTTTCCTGGCAAGATATTCCCTACTCATAAATTTCTTGTTTACTTTCGCTGAAAAGTGATTGTAAATGAGTATATTTGTCATGTTTTATTGGTTAACGCCCATGAACGTGTCTTTAACAGGATGCGTTCGTGGGCTTTTTTTGTTTAATTAAAAAAGTTCGTAGATGAAAAAGAAACTGATTGTTTTGGCTGTTGTGGTGGCCGTGATTGTAGGTCTGCTGGCTTATTACCAGTATGTACCGTTTTGGGCAAGCATTGTGAGTACCGGTGCGTTTATTGCCGGCATTCTTCTCGGTTGGAATGCCAAGGGGTGGAGTGATGAACATGTAACGGGGATGAAGGTATGATGGAGGAGCTGAATGAACTGTTCAATATCACCGGCGGGATAGTTACTACTATCCTGCTTCCTCTTTTCGGTGTGTTCATGTTCTATGACAGCAAGAAGCGCAAG